TCAACATCTTCACCTGTAAAAGGATTAGTAGTTGAAGAAACTGTTGTAACAGCACCTAAAGTACCATCTACTAAACCGTCTGTAGTATTATGCAGTCTAGCACTATCATTTTCTGCAACCTCTGTACTTGTTTCTAACATTATATTAGTTGTAGCACTATTTACAGCTATTTCTTTTGGTCGATACTTTAGGACATTCTCATAGTCTGTCCAATCTGTTTCTTCCGCTCCTTGCAAATCACTTGGGATTATTGCTTGACTGTTTTCTTTAGTTGCTTTTATCATTTTATATCCTTATACATTCTCATATCCATCATTTATATTTAATACCGTTGTGTTAGTAAAGCTTGTTACCGTTGTGTCATCTGTTGGAACTGATACAGGCGATACTGTTATATTTTGCACATCAGTAAAGCTTTGTAGTTTACCGCTTTCTGTTGCATAAGTAAGCACACTGTCTGTTATATTTGCACTACCTGATACTGTCGGTGCTGTGTAATCAAACGTAGCTCCATTTTGTGTTATACTTCCTAGTGTTGCTGATATATTGTAACTAAAATTACTATTATAATTGGTTATAGTTGCTGTTGTAACCTCTTCTGAGTTTAGTGTTGTTGTCATACTAACTATTGGTGTTACAGTTCTATTAGTTAGTGGGTCATATTGCTCTGCTCTCAATGCACTTGCTTCTGACCTTAACGCCCAAGTTTTAGAACTATCTTTACCCACCTCTACTTCGGTTGGCTTTTCTGCCCATTCTTCTGATTTTTGACTATAAAATATAGATATATCTGAAAAAGTTCCAGCAGTTGTTTTCTCACTCTCTGCTAATAAAAAAAATATTTGTGCGTCTGTTGCTCTACTACCCGACCTATCTGCTTCAATGGTTGCTAAAGCTACTTGGTCTGTTGCCTCTATCGCATTATCTAAAGCATTAAGTATAGCACTATCTGTTGGTTGATTAGTCCCTTTACCTTTGAGTAAATCTTCGGCTACCACTCTAACTTCTTCACTAACACCACTAACAATAGTTACTTCTTCACTAATATCTGCTACTATACCTATGTTGGTTGGACTATCTTCTAACTCATCTTCTGTATCTGCTACTCTAACCTCTATTTTGTATCCGCTATAAGCCTCATCAAACACAATAGAATTATTAACATTCTCATAACTTGCTTGTGGTTTTACTTCCCACTCTGCCTCTGTTGTTTCTTGTAAAAACACTCTTACATGATTTTTATTTATTATTGGTTTAGTAGATGTAAAAGTTCGTGTACTTCCATCTGCTAAAAAAAATTGTGATTGTATACCCATTTATTGTCCTTATTATGTTCTTTTGCCACGAGAAGTGAAACCACCCTCTCTAACTATACTTCCTATTTGAAAACCCTTATCTGTACTGTTTGTTATAGATACCCTCATATCCTTTGCTAGTCCTCCTATATAAGGTCTTCTATTAACAACATATTTACTAAGTAAATCTCTGCTTATATCTCTTTTAGTATTATACACATTTAATGTAAATTCTGAATTAACTTCACTACTTATTTCAATCGTCTTAAAGTCTAAGTGTCCATTTATTATTTTCTGCTCATTTGAAGATAAAAACCACTTACTCAATGTTATTAATGAACTGTAATAGTCTGCCTCTGCTCCTAAGTTATCCCTAAAATCTTCTGTTAATTCGATAGGGTCAAGCTTTATTTTTTCTACTGTATCATAATAAATATCTTCTGCCCATAAAGTAGTATCATCCCATAAAGTAGTATCATCCCATAACTCTACTCTCTCAAAAGGTCTTCTTCTATTCATCATAAGTAAACTATTGTCTAAAATAGCTATACTATATATATCACCTGAAATAGTCCACTTAAACCAAGCAGACTGAATAAGCTTATCTCCAGAGTAACTATATTTATAAACATAGATTGTATTATTCTCTTCATTATCTGGTAACTTGGGTAACAAAAATAACATATTATGCTTAGAAGAACCGACTAACATTGATATATTATTAGGTATATAATTAGGTATATGCTGGGTTACATTTTCGCCCTCTATATTCCTTGTGTTGCTATCTTTTACATACTCTATAACATTGGTATCTAAAGAGCCATTTACACAAAAGAATACTTTATTATTTATAGAAATAGGACTTGTAAGCATATCTATACTATATGCAGTAACTGCTTTAGCTTGTACTGCTTTAGGTGATAATATATCTCCACCATCTATTTTAAACTGTTGTTGGTCTGAAAAAACCATTAAACTTGCTTGTAAAAAAGTACAGTATTCCATATTTACTGCTTGAGTGCTATCTACAATGAAATCTATGGGGTCATCATCTAACAAACTAAGTGTAGTAGTCCTATAAAAATTAAAGTATTGATTTATTTGACTTGTTAATACAGTTGTTGGTGTTATAAAACCTAATCTATTCTTCATAAAAAACATATCTTTAATCTGACTGCCTACAAAACTGGGAGTTGGTGCTGTTATGTTATCACCTTTTAATCTTATACCCCAATCAGGTATCATCTTTAAAGTAAAAGTACCGTTACTTTCTCTAATTAGTTCGTGTGGCATTGTTTCATTAGCAAAACTATCAGGCTCTGTTGGATTTACTGTCTCAATCCAAACACCATTCTCAAACTTAACATAATAATTATCTAAGTCTGTTCCAACACTATTTTCTACTTCAACTATTGCACCCTCATATTTTAAGTCTAAAGGTAAATCAGATATAAGTTGTATTTTTTTATGCCAACCTGTTCCAGCAGTATCGCCTATCGTATCAGAGTATGAAAAATCCATACTACCGCCACTATCTTTTACAATCTCTACTATACTACCTTTTCTTGTAGCTGTAAAACCTGTCATACCATCTACTGCTAACTTTATATTTTCAGCCGATATTTCAGTTGAGCTTGTACTTGTTGGATAAGTGGCAGTTACTTCTATACCATCAATAATTATAGTTGTTGTTACGGGGTAATTATAATCTACTCTCTGTACCCAAACATAAGCCTTAGCCTCCCAATCTTCTACTCCTACATCATCATTTGATAATATTGTTTTTTCTTTGTTTAGTAAAAATGTAGTATCTTTTATTGTCATAGCTCTAAAACTTCTTTTACCATTATTAGGAAGTAGATAGTCTTGTGTATCGGCATCATAATTTACTACTATGTCATTTCCGTTTTTATCCATAATATCAATAGTATTACTACCTTTTGTTATGGATATTAAATATTCCTCTTCACTTCTCTTATATGTATAACTCCACATATCTTTACTGTGAGGTGTAGTAACATTTTTTAAGTTTATTGATGGGTTTCTTTTTCTTGTACCTTGAGCAAGTGTAGGTATGACATTAATCATCTCTTCACATTGATTATCTCTTCTTAACTCTATATTTTGTGTTGATACTCCGCCGTGTAATGATTGTATAGTTTCATTTATAAGCATTATAAGCTACTTCTATCCGTATAGTTAGATACTCCGTCTGCCATAGAATACTGCCCTGTTCTCTCATCAGATACTTTAGCAGAGTTTCTTGCCTCTATCTCTTCTTTTTCAGTAAAGCCGTAACTTCCTCTATCTCCAATCATTCTAACTTGAAATATACGAGCGGCCCTAATATTGATATATTTTCTTAGTGGGTGTGTAAGGGTATTAAACTCTTTATTCCAAATAACAGTTGCTTTTTGTACCTCTGTAAATGTAAATGAGTTATTTTGCTTATTGTATAAACTCCAATCTCTCATTATAATATTACCACTTTCAGATACTATATCAAGTACATTTATAGGTAGGTTTATTCTTTCAGTTTCATCAGGCATAAACTCCCAATTTTCATCTGTGTTTATATCCCAACCCTCACTTAATACATCTGTTGTTACTTCATTTAGTACACTTTCTGCTATTTTTGCTTCGTATACTGCGTCTAAATCTTCTAATGTTTCAATGGGAAGTTCATTAATGTGTTGCAACATAATGTTAATTGCGGATATTTTTATTTTTAGTATGTCAGTCATAGTTACTCCTTAAAGCTTAATCGAGGACTTCGAAAAGCCCTCTGTTAAGCCTTAAGCACTAACGATTTTCATAGCACATTCTGGTCTCAAGGTATTACAACCAAAACCAACTCTTGTAGTCATTAAATCACCAAAGAAGTCTGGTTGATAATTACTCTCTGATTTTAAACCTTGTAAGATAGTAATACCTACTGCCTCACTTGTAAACACTAATGCCTCAAGACTTGCTGTAGTTGGTAAGCTATTTGAAACATATACTTTTGCTCCATTAATCATATTAATCCTACCTGTATCTAATCCACCGTTACCGCCTGTATAATCAGCATTTACCATTCTCTCACTTCTTACAAGATAACCATAATTAATAGGGTCTACAACCACTACTGCATCATTTGAGCCATCTTTTATTTGAAGTTGTGCTGTTGCATCAAAAACACTATCTGCTATTGCATCACCGATTGCACTTGGTGTTGAAGCAGAAGCTATTACAGTATTTGTGATTGTACCACCATCAGGGTTACCTACTAAACCTGTTGCAGAAGCCGCCGCCTCAATCTTAGTGAATATATGCTCATCCATATATTTAGCCATTGTTTCGCCCATATAGTTAGTAATAACCATACTTGAAGCATAGTCAGCCATTTTCTCTTCAAAGCTATCTACTCTTTTTGCTACATACTCTATATCGTTAATAGCAATAAGTCTTTCATCAAAAGCTTGGTCTGTAACACTAATCTGCGTACCAGCCGTATGTGTTGAGTGGTCTGTACCATCTGCAAACTGTCCAACAATATGAGCCGCCGCCTTTCCATAAGGTATAACTTGATTTGAAATTAAACCAATAGCTATACATTTTCTAGTAAAAGCCTCTAATACTTGTAATCTATAGTTTAAAAATAAGTCTTTTCTATTGACACCTTCACCTGTTCCGCCTTTTTCTCCAATATTCACTGCACCTAAATATGCCATTTTATTTTCCTTTTGTAATAATAATAATTGTAATTGTATTGTAAGGGATAATAAAATCCCACCTTGCTTGTAAACACAGTATGTCAATTAAGTTAAAAAGTCATCTGCCCTACGATAACAAGGTGGGTTCTCTAAAGGAGTTTACTCACTTGTGTTATGAGGATAACTACATCTTGAACTTAATCAAGACATATAATGGAATTATATCAAGTTTACTTATAAAAGTAAACTATTCTAAAATCCCTTGTTTAGTTTGAGAGACTTTTTCTCTCACCATTTTTAGTTTTATAGGGTCTCTTCCTGCAAAAGCATAATCTCTGCTATACTCTTCTTTTGTTGCGTAACCTCTTTGTGGAGGAATAGGGTTTGAATTACCTGCAATTCTTTCTGTTGATACCTCTCCACTAGACTGTGCATACAATGTTTTTAAACCTATGGCAGCTAACTCTGCTTGTGTTACTCCTTTTTCAGCTCCAAAATTAACTGCCTCATTATAAGTTTCTCTGTTACCAAAAACTTTTACTACACCATCTATCTTCTCTTTATGCTCATAAGCTGATAGTCTTACAGTATTTGCATCTATACCTAAGTCTGTAAGTTTAGTCTGCATTTCCTCTGTAATAACCATACCACCACTAACTACATCATCGACTATTGATGCTATATATTCTTTTTGTGAATTTTGTCTCTCGGCTTGTGCCATAGCTTCTTGTTCTTTCTTTCTTGCATCACCAGCCTCCTGTGCTTTTCTGCCCATTTGTACTTCAAGTTCTTTATGGCTTTTTACCGCATTATCTCTCTCTTTTGTAAGGGCAGCTATCTGCTCCTCTAAGGTTAATACTACTGGCTCTTCTGATGGCAATACTACTTCTTCTTCTGCCATTTATTCCTCCTTTGCTAACTCAACTTGAGCTAACTTTTTCTTTAGATTTTGTAAGCTTTCCCTTTTAGTTGCAGAAATACCACTTGCAATCAACTGCTTTATAATTACTTCTTTAGTGAAACTATCTTCTACCTCTACTACTACGCCTTTTTTTTGTTGCTCTAACAACATTCTTCCTCTACTTTTTGCCATATTATTGTTCTCCTTGTTGAACTGCTTGTTTACCGACTGTATCAGCTCCACTCATACTCATTTGTTGTGCTTGTGCCGCTTGTGCCGCTTGTGTCCTTTTTTGTTGGACTTGGTTTGGTGTTAAGTTTAAATCTACACTATTAACTCCCATAAATGTTGCTAATCTTTGTACTATTTCCCCCTCGTTTAAATAATCTTGGTATTGTAGGTTATGAACTGCTGATACATATTGCATTAATAATTCAGCTTGTCTATTCCTACTTAGAGCATCTAAGCCAACTGTTATTTCTACATCATCACCCATATCTTCTATATCTACTTCTATCATTATCCACCTAACAATAGTTAGCAATAAATCAACAGATAGTAAACTAAATGAGCCAGCTAATGTAGTTTCTAATTCTCTTGACATAGTTTGTATCTCTTCTGCTGTAACTCTCTCTGCATCTCTTTGCACAGAGCCATTATCTAAGAACTTCTTACCTATATCTCTTTTGGTTTCTTCTCTCATACCCATTAATGGTTGCATATCAAAGTTTTTATTAGATTGAATAGTAGCTACATCATCTGCTTTACCATCAATGATATCAAGATGACCTGCACTATCTAAGTCTTTTTTTCTTGTTACACCTAATGGATTAACTGTATATACTATCTTAGCTTGTGCAAAAGCACCCTCTAATAGTATTTCAGTCTGTTTGTTATACTGTACTAAAAAACCTACAAACTCATCAATGTAACTTCTTGCAAAATCTTCGTTGTTTAAGAAACTCCAACCCAATACTTTAACAGGTAACTTAGTAACATCAGACCAAGTTTTTTCAATACCTACAACATCATCTTCAAACTCTTGTGTCCTAACCCATTTCTTTTCTACAAACTCATACATAGTATATAGAAACTTATCCTCTTTATTTTCAGGATTAACAAGTGCTTCTAATGCCTCTGGTGGATTAGCAGAGTCGATAACCTCCTTTAAAATAATTTTCACTACTTCATTATCAGTACCTCTTCTTACTACATAGTTTCTTAGTGAGTGAGTTTTAATCCCTTTACCTTCAATCTTTTCAATAAGGACATTGCCTGAAACTATAAGATATTTTAATACTTCATAGAACTTAGTTCGTATCTTTTGAGCCTCTATCTCTTTTAATACTCTCTCTTCACCTTGACTAAGTGTAGCATAAACTTGTGCCTTAGCATCTGCACTACCTCCTGTAATTTCACCTAAAGCGGCACTATCAGGGGACATTCTAAAAAATCTTCCTTGTGGTGGCATTAAGGAAAATACTAACTTTGAGGCTAGGGCATTTACACCACTTGAACCTAAAGCTTGAACATAGTTACTTTTATATCCATCATTAGCACTAAAGTTATCAATAGGAAATAAGGAGGGTGATGTTACCTCTGCACTTAGTTCTGCTCTATCCTCGTATGACTGTCTATTTTTAGCAAGTTCGTCATACACCGATTTTATACTCATTAATTCCTCCTATTGTAAATTGTTGTTGATTTAATATCTCTGTACCATAACCAGGTCTAAACATATTCATAGTTTGATAACTAAAATCTTGTCTTTTACTATCATTAACTATACTTGCAAGTGAAGCATATCTTGTTATTGGTGATAGCAAAGGTGCTGTTAGTGGTTGTATTGCTGTTTGTGTCGTTTGTGTTAGACTATTAATAGCAACATTGATTGCCTCACTACCACCCTCAAACATACTATTGCTTTGTTGGTCTGCTGGTGTAGTACCTCCTAGTCTTTCAGCAATACCTGCATAAGTATTTGCCTTGCCATACATACTTAATGCACCTAAAACTTGAAAACCTAACTTGCCAGATTGTAGCATAGCAAATGTAGAAGTTGGCACTCCTGTTGCTACTACTTTAGCAGTATCTTCTATAAGTGACATAGTACCTATTGTTTCAGGAGTTAGCGGACTATCAATCAAGTCAAAGAAATCTGCTATCTGTTCTGTAAAAAAACTTGCCTCAATGTTTTGGTTATCATAATGTGTATCATAATTAAAAGCACTTTCTCCAAATATAGATACTACAGTATCAGAAGACTGATTTTGCCCCTCTCCTCCACCAAATATATCAGTAGTTTCTGTTTCTAATAGTCCACCAAAATAAGAAGTATTAGTTACAACTTCCATATTATTAGGGTCAGTTACATTCCAATCAACAGTAGTAGTAGAAAAGAAACCTCCCTCTACACTTGTTCCTATTAATCCACCAACTACATTACTATCATAATCACTTGTTTCTTGTTCAGTTCCTGTACTATAACCACCACCACCATATCCAGCCGCACCTATCTCTCCTCCAAAGTCTTCATCACCTAATTCATTAAATGTATTAAATACTTTAAAAGGGTCTCTAAGTTGCTTGACTAATCCCATTATGCTACTCCAATAGCTTTCTTAATATTGCCAAGACTAAGACCTACATCTGTTCTATCAGTTGCTTTAGGTTCGTATAAAAAGTCTGTTAGCTTTCTTCTTGTATCAGATGAAAACAAATCAACTTGTGAGGCATTATTTATTGGAGCTTTTAACCTATTCATTTCATTTTCTCTATCTATCTGTGTTTGTTGAAAGGCTAATGCTTGGTTTTGAGCTTGTTCTGATGCTGATATAGCCTCTTGTTGTTGATAATAAGCAAATGCAGTAGTACCTCCAACAACAGCTAAGTCAATAACTGACTGATATTCATCTACAAAATCTGTAATAGCACTAAAAAAACTCATTCCATTTTCTCCTCGCCTCTAGATGGATTACATATATCTTCTAAGAACCTTTGTATCTCTACAATACCAGCATACCGTCCTCTTTGAAATTTTCCTAAATCATTTACTGGATATTTATCAGGATAACATTCCTTTAAATACTGTAAAAGTACAAATGTAGGTGTCTGACCTGATAACTTCTTTCTATCTACCATTTTATCTCCTTTTGTGGTATTATAACATAAAAGGAATAATATATGCCACCAATACAAGCTAGATTATTAAAAGCAAGATATAGTGAATACAACCTAAACATACCTAACTCTGGTATCATAAGAAATAAAATGGGCTTTAAGAAACCATTTCCTAATATAAGTACAGAACTAATAAAAGATATTCTAAATGTACTTATCAACCCACCCGTAAAAGATAAATGGTATAAAGACAACCACTACCATATAGTCAAAGACTTTGTAGAACAGAGTAGTCCAAAAGGCAAAAGAAGAGTAATAAACCTAAGAATAATTAAACCTATAATGTACTTCTTTAGATACCCTGATGAATACTACAATAACTATGAAATATTTAGCATACCACTAATCCACCATATACTCTGTGGAATGAGAAGAAGTACCATACTACATAGAATAAAAACAGGAGAACTACCTAAAAATACAAGGTCAGACCATATATGTAGCAATGGTAACTATCCCTTTGTTAAACCAATGACTAATAAATGTTCTGTTGCTATGGGTCATAAGTTATTATATGTACTTGAAAATGCAGGTTATGATTTAGAAAGTACAAAATATTAAAATTTACTGCCAAGTTAGTTAAATGTAATTTCATACATAAATCAAGTTTTTATAGTTATAGTTGGTTATAATTAAGTAGTGTCCATATAATAGGGTATAAGGGTTATATTATTTATGTAAGGGGAAGGTTTAATTAAAATTGTAGTTTATATGAGGGCAAAGTTGAAAAATTTTGTGGTTTTATATGAGGGCATTCTCTCCCCTTGACCAAAACTAATTTCCCCCCTTAGCCCCTTTTCAACCATCAAACAATAATATTTAATCACTCCTATCTTATTATATTTATCCAACATTACTATATATACAAGGATAAATAGTCGGCTACTAACTTAGAACTCAGAACTACTACTACTCAGAACTACTACTACTTAGTGTACAGGTATCCTATTTAATAACTACTATTACTGACTATGTTTATTGGTTGCTATGATGTAAATATTGTACAGTTTAGGGGTAAATTGTTGACATTATAGGGGTAAGCAAAGTACGGTGTGGTGGGGGTTTTAAGCCACTTTCAGCCGTAAATTTTTTACACCACCACACACAAAGCCTATACACAAAACTATACGCATAACTTTACATACTATTCTACACAAAACAACCTATATAATAACAACAACCTAAAACCATCTATATACCTGGCAACTCCTGCCCTAAAATAAACTTTTTTATCATATATTTAACAAATTTAACAAAATAGACAATATTTAAGTTATATCTAAGAATTATTATAATATACTTCCTTACCAACAAAAAAAGGGGACAAGATGAACGAAAAAAATAGTTTCTATGCTATAAAAACAAATATAAGACTCCAAGAAATAAGGGGAACTTTTAAACAAAAAAAGTTCCATACAGTTAAATTAAATATGATTGAGTTCAAAGATGGTAATGTAAGATTTAACTTGCAATTATCTCTAAACAATCAACTCATACACAAAGAGCATTTTAGTAATGTACAAGAAGCATTAAAAAAGTTTTATAAGTTTACTAATAGAGTAGAGTTGTTTGAAAATCACTCTACTCTATTAGCATAATTAATACCAAATAGTAACTTTTTAGGCTCTTATTAGTAAGGGCTTATAAAATTTATTAAAAGGGGACAAAATGTTTAAAGCCATAGAAGACAATCTAATCAACGGCAACATCAAAGACATGAAAAAAGGTCTAAAGAAACTATCTTTAAATCAAAGGTATGATTTCTTACAGCACATAAAGAAAAACTCAAAATACGATTATATTTTAAAAATAATTGTAACTAAAGATTTCTAATAAATAGTATCAACAAAAAAAGGGGACAAAATGAAACTAAACACTAAAGAAGATAAAAACATAGAGTTTTTACAAATGGGGATAGATTTAGATTTAAATGGTGAGAAATATAGTTATAGATTTAGAACTATATTTTCTAATCTAAATAACGAGAAATTTTTCGTAGAGTTCGGAGCTAATAAAATAGAAAAAAATGATAAAAGGGCAGGATATGCCCGATTTAGAGGTAAATATATTTTTAGGATAGACCATCTTTTTAGATTAAAATATGTAAAAACAAATATAGACCCATTATATGCAAATTTAGAAAAAGCACCAATAGACTTTTTAAGCAAAAAAAACTTACTAAAGTTTTTAAACGATAAATTAAATTGTAATTTTTCTAATCTAATCATATCCGATAATTTAGCTATAGAATATAAAAACTATACTATAACAAAAAAGGAGACAAAATGAATACAACCATAGAAAATATAAACTCGGATGAAGTTAGAAACGAAATAAATAAGTTTCTAACTCTAAGTATAGATGACCAAAATAAGCATAAAAATAAGTTTATAGGAATGACTGTAAAAAACAATATTTATAGCTTATATTATATACTAAAAAGCAGTCAAAGATATAGCAGGTTTCAAAGTGTAGCATCAAGAAAATTTAAAAAGCTATTTTACTTTAACAATGCCAGCAGTCTTGGTTTCACTCACTTTAAAGATGATGAACTAAGTCAAGTAACAATGTTTAGGTATGAAATAATAAACTAAAGATAAAAACACTTTTAGAAACTATGTTAGAAGTAAAAGTGCTACACGGTGGCGATAATATTAATTTTAATGTCAATGCTAAAGATTTTTTAGCGTGTTTAAAAACAATTAATAATGATAATGTAGTTATAGAAACTATAGATGAAAAAGTAACTATCAATAACAGTTCCAGGTTAAACCAGGAGTTTATAAATGCTATAGCAAAAAATAATCGTAAATTTGAGTTAAACGGGGCTTATTTAGATTTTGAAAAAGGTAAAATAGTTGCAACTGATACTAAAATTTTGAAAACCATTGATTTTGAAAAAATAGAAGGTCAAAAAGGCATTATAATACCTAAAAAAGCATTGGTTATAGGTTGTTTGTCTAACTTTATAGTAAGTGAGAAAAAAGTACAATTTAGTACAGAAAAAGGGAGTATATAAATGACTATAACATCACTTTAACGAGTGATTAAGCACTTATAAGAGTGTTTAATCACTTATTAATGTTTATCTTTTTCGCCTAAAAAACTGAAAGGTCTTAGGTCATTAGATATAAAAGAAAGTAAAAAAAAAGGGTTTATAGAGTACCAAATCTATACGGGATGCAACTACAATGCAATATCGTTAAGTGCTAAAATAATAATGAAATAAAGCACTATAAAATTAATTTATCTAAATATTTAATGAGTATTTATATAAATTAACAAAGGAGTAAAAGATGAGTGCATTGACACTAAAGTACAAATTAAGATTATGGTATAAAATTAACAAAATAAAGGAGAATATGAATGAGTAAAATAAGATTACGACCGTCTTCAATTAGAAGCTTTATGGAAACACCTAATAAGTGGTGGAATAAACACATAGAGGGGATAGAGGACTTTAAAGGTAACACTAAGACCTATTTAGGAACGGTATTGCACGCCTTTGCGGAAACTTACTATACTTTGAGCGAATTTAATCCTCATGCTATCCTGGAAAATGCCCCTAAAGAGGTGGATAAGACTTTTATCCTAAACAACTACAAAGGAATGTGTGAGTCTTTAGAGGACAAGTATCTATCTAAACAGCCTAAACCTGAACTAATTGAACACTTTATGTCCAGTGATTTAGATAAAATATTTGAAATAGGTGGAACTATAGATGCTTATAATGATGGGGTTTTAATAGATTACAAAACCTCTTCAAGACCAGTTAAGAAGATTGATGATTATGTTAATCAAATGCACATTTATGCTTATTTGTTAAAACTAATAGGTAAAGAAGTAAAACTATATAGGGTAGTAAATATAGTGGCGAGAACTAAAACATTACTGGCGAGAATTAATATTTTAGAGTGTAAAAGTGACGAAAAAAAGGGTGAATTTTTAGTAAATTTGATGTGGAAAAAAGCTAAAATAGGATTTGATAATCCAGCTTATAAAGACATTATCTTTAATGAGAATACTTACTCTTTTTTAAATGATAAGTTAGAGATAGAAACAGACTTTAAAGAGTTATAGGTGGCTATGCCGAGATAAATTTAAAATAAAGGAAATAAATTGTTTAAACACATAAACGAAAACAAGCTACCAGAGAATATATCAAAAGAGGAGCTATATAAAATAGTCAGTAAGTATTTATATGAAAAGCTAACAAGAGTATTAAAAATACTCAAAAGAGAAAGAGATACCAATGTATCTTTCGGACGAAAAGCTGCGGGCTATCTTACAACAATATAAAAAAGGAGATGAAAATG